TGTATTAATGGGTGCATCAAAGTATATGACGGTCAACGAACTACTAAAACAAAAGATGGATGTTATCTCAGGCATCGATCCACCATTCACTAGCAATGAATCTATGGATTGGGGCAATAAGCTTGAAACTACCATCTTGAATGAATCATGCGCTAGGCTAGGGCTTGGCAATCCAAAGACCACACACACGCAACCATATTTTCATAAGAAAATACCAATTGCATGCAGCCTTGATGGCACTGTCACAGGTGATGATCGAATCATCATGACAGACATTGAGAAAGGCATTGTGTGTGTCAATGGGGACGAGATACGCCTGGATGGCATGGGCGTAGTCGAAGCCAAACTCACTGCGCATGAAGTCGAGTCAGCAACAGAACTCCCACTGTATCGTGGGCCATTGCAATTGCAAATGCAGATGGACATCACAGGTGCAAAGTGGGGTGCAGTGTGTGTCTTATATAAAGGCACAACTCTAAAAACTTTTGTATACCAACGCGACGAGGAAGTGATTGCTAAGATTCATGAAGCTGTCATTGATTTTCAACGACGCCTGGACAAATACAAAACCAACGATGAGGTGGAATGGTATGACATGGAAACGACCAAGGAAGCAGCATCGATCTTTGACCAAGCTGAAAAGGAAACGATTGTACTCGATGATGTAGAGGAAGATGTGAATAAAATCATAGAGTTACGTCAGATCCATGCAGACATCGAAGAGCAAATACAAAATCATGAGCTTAGAATCATGGATCGTATGCGCGACAATATGTATGCCATTTCAGGTCAATATAAAATCTCATGGCCAATGATCAATTATAAAGCGACACCTGAAAAGATCGTTCCAGCCAAGCCAGCGCGAACTGTGCGCCAATCTAAATTACGCATAAGGAGTGTAGACAATGGATGATTTACAGTACCTCTATGAAACGGTAGTACGTCAAGAGGAATATGAGCAAGATAAAAAAGATGATGAGATGTTTTTACAGATCATCAAGCGTCGAATCGTTGATAAACGTAGACGTAACCAATTAATATTAACTTACTTTGGAGAAAATTATGACAGAGAAAACTTTGGGGATTGCTAAGGCTTTTGTCGAAGCACAAAAAGAGTTTGAAAAGACTGGATTAGAAGGCAAAAATCCACACTTTAGAAGCAATTATGCAAGACTCGATGCTTGTGTTGCTGCGGTTAAACCAGCCTTAAACAAACATGGTATTGCATTAATACAAAAGACACACGAATGTGAGAATGGTGTCAAAGTAGAGACTATCTTTATGCATGAGACAGGTGAACAAATATCAGGTGGTTTATTGTATGTTCCTAGTGAACAACAGTCCCCGCAAAAGTATGGATCAGCTTTGACTTATGCGCGTCGATACAGCTTGCTGACTGCTTGTGGGGTACCACCTGAAGAGAAGTTAGATGATGATGCTGAAGTAGCAGAACAACCATACAGAGAAACAAAATCTATGGCTGAAAAACTACCACCATCAAAGGTGCTTGAAGTAAAAAAGTTTTAAGCCTCAATCTACCTGGCAAGGAACCGATTGAGGTTAAAGACAAGGATGCCATGAAGAAGACTATGATTGAGATGTCACACAGAATCGGTAATAGTCAACTGCCACCTGAAGAAAAAGCAAAGAAGTTAACTGAATTCTTTGAGTTAAATAAGATGGCACTCAGTGCATTAGGCCCTGATACATTCATGGATATTAAGAATGCGATCAGTGACATACTGAGAAAAATAAGCCAGGAGTAGTCATGAACGTTACTAAAGATCCATTATACGACAGGATGTTTGATCGAAGTTTTGCTGATGATGACTGGCGCGGAAGATTATTGCTTGGCATTTTAGAGAATGCCTTGCATGACTTCCTAGGTTATCGATCACCGAAACTGTTAGTCGATCAAGCGGCACACTTTATCTATGATGACAATGTGATGTTTGAATTATGCATGGATGTACTCAACATGGATAAAGATATATTTAGGGAGCGTATTGCTGAGATGAAGATGAGAGGCGAACGCTTAAGAAGAACCAGCGAAGGAAGTGGAGGTAATCATGTCAAAAAATGATGTGTTAGTCATTGTCATTATCCTGGCATTAGTCGGTTTCTCACATTACATTGGAGCGTGTGAAACCAAAAGAGTTTATTTACCCGACGGAACGATGCAAATCTGTCGAGTATGTAAAGATGTAGTAATTTGTAATTAACTTTAAGGAAAACATAATGAAACAAGTAAATCAAGTTTATAAAACCAATGATTACGGTATGTTTAAATACATTAACGGGAATCGTAACATCAATAAAAGTAATTTAAAGAGACTGATTAAGTCCATGAAAGAAAGGTACATCCCTGTGCCGATTATTGTCAATGAGAAGCATGAGATCATTGATGGTCAACATCGCTTTGAAGCGGCAAACTTTCTAGGCTTTGATGTACACTTTATCAAGATCAATAAGTTAGCATTAGATGAGGTGCGCAGACTGAATGAGAACATGGCTAACTGGAACAATGGCAATAGACTACATTCATTCTGTGCGCTAGGCCATCCAGAATACATTAAGTTTAAACAGTTCATGCAAGAGACTGGATACAACTACAGTGCATGTATTGCATTGCTCGGTGGTAGTCCAACCCGATCAGGTGAATTAGGTAGGCAGTTTAAATTTGGTACATTCAAGATCAAGAATTACAATCAAGCTTTAGAACATGCAAGACAGCTCGATCAGATTGGTCAATACTATCCAAACTATAAGAAGAGTCACCTACTAAATTGTATGATCAAACTATTCCATCACCCAGACTACAATCATAGTCGAATGATGCAGAAGTTAAAAGTACAATCTCATATGTTGCCGCAGAGTGGAGGGGAAGATACTTTCAGGAATGCAATCAGAGATATTTATAACTTCAAAGTGTCTAAAGCACAGAAGGTAGGATTCTTTTAACAAAGAAGGGGCGCAAGCCCCTTTCTTTATTTGTTACATACGTACATTGTAACTTCGAAACCGAAACGCATTTCAGTTGCTGCTGGTTTAGTCCACATAATAGTCTCCTAGTTAATTGAGATTATAGTATGGCAGATATACATGTAATACAGGTATGACAAATACATGAATAAAGGATAAGGAAAAGTATGAATGATTTTTTAACTGAAGGTAAGAAAGTAGAACAAGCATTTGCTGATGCTGAATTAAATGATGTGGTCTGGGCCACCAAAGAACAAGACATGTATGAGCATTGGGATGTTCAAGGTGTATGTGGATGGATTGATACTGAGCCATTGAAGTTTGATGTCAAAGGCATGAAGCGATACAACAGACATGATACCAATACCATACAAAAATATACATGGATTGAAAGTAAGAATGTACATGGCAAGCCTGGATGGATTAAAGGCCTTGCAGATTACATTGTGTTTGAACGAGAAGATGCATGGGTCATTGCAAACAGAGAAGAGCTACGTGAATTAGTCAATGAGAAAGTCAAGGAAAAAAATTACAGCAAAGGAAAAGGTGTGTATCAGCTGTATACTCGAGAAGGTCGCCAAGATTTACTGACATTGGTACCCTTTAAAGACATTATTGCACTAGAATCTACATGGAATATGCCTAAATCGTTATAAAGATATGCAGAAAGAGCGTAGTTAAACGATCGTTATTTTCTGATAGGTTACCCTAGGCTGACATGAGATCGTGCAACAGAGAACGATTGTGTGGGTCGTTTTTAGTGGGTGACCTTAGGTTTTGCATTAACGATGTACATATCCATCCCTTCAGCATGTAAAAGAATAAAATCTGTCTCTTCATCTTCCGAGAACATAATCTTTACCATCGATTGATCACCTTCTTCTAAGACTTCGATGTTCCAAATCTTTTTACCAATGACTGAGTCAATTGCATTTGCTTGTTCGGAATCTAATTCAGAAATTACACTATCGTTTTCGTCCATCGTCCACCATCCTTAAGTATCATTGGCATGAGTTTAGGTTGCCCCTCTATAATCATACCACAACCGATGATGAATCTGGATTTAAAATTCTTAGCATATTCAAATGCTAATTCTTTTTGATTGATGAGACATCCTGTTTGCATACCCCAGACAAGCTTGTCAGGATTAGAATAGTATTCAATCTTAAACTTAGAATGATAATGCCCCTGGACAGTATTCATTCCATATTGCTGGGCCACCTTCATGACGTCAGCTGACATCCCATGCGTAAAGAAACAGCGCTGACCATCTGATAAAGTAACAGTGAAATCATCCACCCATTTCCATCCAGGCCCTACTTGTAAGAATTCATTGTAGCTTTTTAGATACTCCAAACTCAAGCCATGGGCTACAGCTCGACGATAGATAAGTGATGAATGGTTTGAATGCACCAAGGTCATTTCAGGAAAAATTTTCTCTAACTCTTTTACATATTGTCTAGTAACTCTAAGTTCATCGCCAGGTGACTTCAAGTCTGGGTGATGATTATGA